GTGCTTCACAGCGCCTGCGCAGACAACGCCGCATGTCGACGCCTTCGATGCGAAGATCGCGTCGAGTGCGGCCTTGTAGGTCGCCTCCGACTCGCCGATGGTCGGCATGCGAGCGCTGCCAATCCACATGCGATGCTTACCTACGGTGCGCATCGCGCGCACTGCCGTGTCGATGGCGTCGAACGCGTTGGCGTCGATAGCGCCAGCGATTGCAGCAACGTCCCAAGAGATGACCGCGTTCTGAAGCGCGAGAAGCGCCGCGGTGATTTCCGCGTCGTTCCAGCGAGCCGCCGTGGTGCGGAACGAAATCGTGTCGCCTGCGAGGAAGGTTCCTGCCGCGAGGTTGACCACCAGCGTTCCGGCTTCGGTCAGTGTGATCGCGACATCGGTGCCAAGCGCCGTCACGGGGCCAAAGTTTCGGCCGCCGTCGTAGGAGACTTGATAGGTGATTCCTGCCGACCCGCGCGTGCCTCCAGTGATCACCTTGATCACAACTTCGTAGTCGTCGTTGGGCGCCGGAGACGCAGCGATCGTCGCGACGATGGTCCCCGTTCCAACCTGCGTAACCGCAGTGGCCGTGCCCGCAACGGTTGCGCCCGTCTTCACCACGACCGCTCGGCCCCTGCGGCGGATGTGGTGCGCGGCCATCTCAACCATCGGGCCCTTCCCGAAGGCTGCGACGAGGTCAGTGATACGCCCATAGGCTGCGGGCGCGTTGGCGGTTCCAGCGCTGGACGCGCCGACGACCACAAGCATCTTGTCGCCGCTCGAAGCGAGAGAGCCGAGGGCTCCATCGAGCTCGGTCAGGTTCACACTTGGTAGACTCATGGTTCCTCCGTCACGATCGCGTCGCTCGCATCAAGCAGCGAAAGCGTGGTTGCGCTGTTGGTCGTCGACGTGTCGACGTCTGCATCCGGCACCATCGATTCGATGGCGATCACAAGGCGCACCGCAGCACCCGCGCGGCGCTCGTTCTTGTCGTTGACCCATCGGAGCCCACGCATGCTCACGCGCGTGTGCGCGGACAGGTACAACGCGCGCAGCACGTCATCGAGCAACAGCCGGCAGGCGCGCCACTGCGCGCGCTCGTTCTCGGGCTGAGTCGTGTCGTAGCCCTCGACGTAGATCGTGCAGAGCTCGTCGAGCGTGTAGAGCGGCCGAGGGTTGCGTCCGGGTTTTGTGGGCGTGCCAATCTCGCCGACATCATCGTCGTCGCCAGGCACCCACACGATGCGACGGCCCGCGAGACGCTTCTGCGGCTCACGCCAGCCGAAGGGCTGCTCGATGCCTGGTCGCTCTTCGGCGAAGCGTGCGACGACATCTTCGTAAAGCAGCTCGAGCGCGAGAACGGTGCTCATCGCGCACCGCCCATCGTCGCGCGAAACTCGCCCGTCAAAGCGGTTTCAATCGCACGCGTGACGGGGTCAGGGATGGCCTTGGTCGGGATGACCTGGCGACGCACGCCGCCCTTCGCTCGGCCGAGGTGATGAAGCGCGAGGTGGCCTTCGATTGAAGTGACCACGACGGACCCCTGCGCAGACACGCGCACCTCACGTGCGGCGTTCTGCAGCGGCCTCTCGCCTGCCTGGGTCTTCTTCCACGGCACGCCATCTGGCGTGGTGCCAGCGGCAATCGTCCGCGCGAGCTCGTTCTGCGTAGCGCGCGCGATGGCTGGCGCCGCTCGTTCAGCGAGACCAGGCAACGAACGGATGCGCGCGATCTGCTCGTCGAGGGCTTGCTTGCCCGACGAGTTGAAGCCGCCTCCCGTGCTCGCGCCGCTACTCATACGAGCCCCCAGCGTTGCGGTCTTCTTCGCGAGCCGTCTCGCGCTGTACGTCGGTGTGCACGTAGGGCGAGGCCTCGGTGTACGCACGCGGCATTGCTGCGCGAACGCCCGTCGACGCGGTGTCGGCGCGAAGTGGAAGGTCGAAGAGACCCGTCTCGCTGTTCGCAGCTTCAACAAGTTCCTTTTCCGCGTTCTCTGCGTCGAGGGCGATGGCCTGCCACTGCAGGTCGTTCGGATCGATGCCGCGCTTGAGGTACGCCACGCGCGTTGCGATACGCACGCACCACGCACGCACCTTCGTGGGAACAGGCGCAGCGAACGGGCACGCGTAGCGTTTACGGAGACGCGCGTCGACGTCGCTCGAGATGAGTTCAAGCTGACCCGCAACGAAGCCCGGCACGCGACTGAACAAGTCGTCGACGTCGCCCGACGGCATAAGCGTCAGGTTGCGAAACTCGGTCTCTGTGAGGTAGCTCGACAAAGGCAGCGGCAGGGTTCGAACCTGCGTACGGGCCGCGGCTTTCGCCGTACCCTGCACTGCACTGGATGCGCGGAGCCCGAAGGCTCACGCGCTTGGAATCACGCCGCGCGACAGCGGAAGAGCTGGAACGGATGCCCGGGGGCGACCGCGTTACGGCCTTGAGCAATCCACTGCAGCTCGCGCGCTCGGGCAAGCTCTGCGTCCGTCTCGGGGCCGACGTACGTGATCGCAACCGACTCTCGGTTCGAGTAGACGAAGGCGCCCATCTGCGGGGAGCTGAGCTCTTGCACGATGAGGTAGTAGGTCGTTGCCGACCCGCCCATCGCCGCGCCGAGCTCATCGGCAATCACCGGAACGCCGAGGTTCAGGTAAGAGACGATGCCTTCGATGTCGCCGGAGAGCGCGCCGCTCGCCGCCGACTGCGTGATGAACTTTGCGCTCGTGAGCTGCGTTGCGCGCACAGCAAGCTCAGGGGGCACCATGATGCCCGTGACGCGAAGCTTTCGAAGAAGGACGCCGTTCGGCATCTTGATGAAGCCGCGCACATAGGCGATGGCCTTTGCGAGGTTGTTCAGCGCAACCTCGGCCGTCACGCTCGTGTCGATCGGGAGTGCGCCGGGGTACGCTCCGGATGCGCCTCCCGTGAAGTCGTTCGCGAACGTGCCGAAGCTTGCGTCCACCGGATTGACCGGGTGGTCCGTTGCGAAGAATGCCTTCGAGTCGTACGCGGTCGGATTCGCGATGATGGCCTCGGCAAGCTTCTGCTGCGGCCAGTACGCGGCATGAGCCGTGACGTCGCGCGTCCACTTCGAGATCGCGTCAAAGCCTGCGCGGCCCGCGAGCTTGCCGCCCGAGAGCATCACTGCGCCGCCGTCGAGGTCTTCAAACTCCTCGTACTTGACCTTCAGGCCCTTGCGGACGAACTTGTTTTCGAAGCTCGTCTGCGCACGCATGAGCGTGTCGTAGGCGACCTCGCCGCCGTCGTGCGCAACCTCTTCGAGGGTGCCAGTGGACAAGAGCCACGAGAGCACTTCCTTCTTCGTGGTCGAAGGAATGGTCGTGGCGATCTTGTTCCACCAGATGTCTTGAGTGAGACGCTGGTAGTCCTCGTTCGCGATGCTCTGCACGCGCGTCTTGAGGTCGCTGACGAAAACCGGGGTGATGATGGATGACATCGGTCGTTCTCTTTCTCAGCGCTCAGGGCGCGACGGTGGAGCTGCAGGCCCACTTCCCGCCGAGGAAGCACGCGCGGACGAGATGGCGCTTGCTCAGGGTGAGAGCAGCGGTGAGCGACACGGGGCCCGTTGCGTCGCGGTAGGTGACCGTGTGGCCGTTCTTCGTGCCGTCCGCGATGAACGTGATCTCGCAGCCCTCAATCGCGTTCGCGGGGAGCGTGACCGTGCTGTTCGCAGCCGTCGTGGGAACGTCGATGAACGCGCCAGGGCGCGGGTAGTCCGGCACCACGAGGTCGCCAGCGACGAACGCGGGGACCGCCTGCGTGGGCGCAGGCATCGGCATGTCCATCATCGAAGCGACGACGACTCCGAGCGTGGAGACCTCGAGCACCATGCCGGCGCGTTGACGTCCGCCCGCAGGCGACTTCGACACGGTCGATGCGTCTTTGATGAAGCAAACGCGGCCGATGTCCGTTGCCGCCACCGCGACTACGGTGTCGTTCGCCCAGCGACGAGACACGAGGTCGTAGTGCAGGCGGATCATCACGCCTTGCGTGCCGTCGCCTGTGCGTGTCTCCGCGAACTCGCCGATGTCGACCGTCGTGCCCGAGGGGGCGATGACGACCTTGCCGGTTGCCGAGTCGAGGAATGCACGCTTGCCCTTTTCGGCAAGCAACGCGTTCGTGAGCGGAGGCGCGATGTACGCGTGCTCCTTCACCTGAGTGATGCGCTCTCCCATGGTCAGACTCCCTTCTTCGGAGGCGTGACGACGTCAGCTCCGAGAGTGATCGTGCGGCCATCCGCGGACACTGAAACGCCCGTGGAGGTGACGCGGGCACGACCCATCGCGAGGTCGATCGCTGGGTCGTGAGCGACCGCGCCGATTGCGTCGCCGCCCTTCTCGGACTCGCCACGCGTGACAGGCACCACCGCAGACGCAGCGGGCTTGACGTCGCGCCGTGGCATCGTTGCGACGATTGCCTTCATCTGGCCAAGCGGAAGCTTCGCCAGGGCTGCGCGCGTCTCCGCGCCGATGTCGGGGCGGTCCTTGAGAATCGCGGCCTTGCGGTCCGATTCGCGCTCGGCCTCGAGGATGCGCAGGCGCGCCTCAAGTGATGCCGACGTGTGAGCGAGACTTGCGCCTGGAGTCGAAGCGCTGGCTTCGTCGCCGTCTGGCTCTTTGTGCTCGGCCTTCTCTCCGTCCTTCTCGTCGCCGTCTGGCTCTTCCTCTTCCATCGCGGCGAGTGCCGCCTTGGCGCGAGACTTGGCCTTCTCGTCCGACTTTTCGTCATCGACGATTGCCTTCAGCGCCGCGCGCGCTTTCTCTTCTTCAGACATGGTTCCTCCGTCCTGCGCGAGGGGCGCAGCGCTACCGGCCGCGAGAATCGCGACTAGGTCATCAAGTGAGCCGACGCGGTCGGCGAGCCCTGCTCGCACCGCGCTTGCGCCCGCAAAGAGGGCGGCTTCTTGGCCACGCACGGCGTCGACGCTGAGCGGGCGATAGGTGGCGACGTGCGACGCGAAGACGGCCGCAAGCTCTTCGACACGGGCACGCACCGCAGCGCGTGCGCCGTCGGTGATGGCCATCGCGGGGTTGCCGTCGGTCTTGCGTGCGCCGCTCGCTACGAGCTCGATCGCGATGCCGTTGGCAGCGAGTGCCGCCGACTCATCGACCATCGTCTCGATGACACCAATCGAGCCAGCGATGCCAGCTTCAGGAATGGTGATCGTCTTGCCGATGCACGCGAGCGCGTAGCCCGCCGAAGCGCTCAATCCGTCGACGTAGGAGTGAACCTCAACGCCTGCGGCATCACACGCTGCGCGAATCTCCTTCGCCGTGTCGAAGCATCCGGACACAAGTCCACCAGGCGAGTCGACCGCGAGCACGATGGCCTTCGGTCGCATCTCGAGCACCGAGAGCACGCGCGCCTTGATTGCGTCGTAGGAGTCGAAGCACCAATCACCGTGGTGCATCAGCGGTCCTTGCACCGAGACCACGACGACATCGCCGCGCGTCTCGGTCGACGGTGCTTCTTCGACCACCGCGAAGAGCGCGCCAAAAGCGCTGGGGGCGAGCGCAAGCGCGCCGCGTCCACGAGGCTCGAAGCGTTCGTGTTTCATGCGGCCTCGCGCTTGATCGGGACAACGTTTCCAGGCGCGAGCGCGGGCGCTGCGTTCGCTGCGCGCGCAAGCGTCGGGATGCCGAAGCGTGCGAGCAGCGTGGAGACGTCGATTTGAAGCGAGTGCGCAGCGAGGGCGGTGTCGAAGCTCTGAATCGCTTGCGCGATCATCTGCATCGCCGTGGCCTCACTGCTCTTGTCCTTGGGCGGCGTGACATCCCACTCGACGACGATGCCTTCGTAGAGCGCTTCCTCGCCGAAGCGACGGATGAGCCACTGCGGCAGGCACTGCGTGTTCACCGTGTGCGCGAGCGTGTCGGCAGTGGCTTTGATGAGGTCGGCGCGAATGCTCTTGTGCACGTCAGCATTCGCGAAGCCGGTGCCTCCGTCCGTCGTGACCGTCTGGCCACAGATGGCGATGATGATCTCTTCGCTCTGCGCAGAGGCGGTTCGCTCAAAGGCCTCGTGCCCGCGGCCGTTGCTCTCGACGAGCTTCACATCCCAGCCAGGAGTGAGCGAGAAGACCGTGTTGATGCCCCACGCCATCACACGGCGGAAGAAGCCGTCACGCTGCTCTTCGGTGGAGCCGAGGGGGGCAACGGCAACGCGCGCAGGATTCGCGAGCTTCGCGAGCCAGTTGTCGAGATGAAGGCCTGCGTGGTCCTTCCGGATGTAGGCGCGGCCTACCGCCCGCCAAAGGCCCCATTGCCACGGTGCATGGCGTCCACCCGGCGTGTGCAGGACCCAACGTCCATCGCCAGGCGTGATCGGCAGCATCCCGATGATCGAGCGGTAGTACCAGCGATTTTCGCTCCACACGTAGAGCAGGAACTCTGGGTTCAGGCGCACGAACACGGGGTAATCGCGGCCGATCACCTCCTGAAACTCGCCAACGCCAACGCCCAAGAGCACGCCATCCGCGGCGAGCTTTTCGAGCTCACTCGGAGGAAGCATTTCGTCGAAGATGGAGCGCGCCTCTTCAACGCCAGACTCAATGGCCTGCACGTACTCAGCGCGGCCACGGAACTTCTTCGGCAGACGCACGAGGCCGCCTGTGCGCGTCGAGAGCGAGCCCGAGACGATGCCGTCGCGCATCGCTGCACGCATGAGCTGCGCAGCAAGCGAGAGCTGCCCGCGGTCAGCCGCGTGCTCAGCGTCTTCAAGATCTGCGAGGTACCAGCGCGTTCGCGTGGTCGGCAGGGGTGAGATTTGGCCGCCGAAGCGTTCGCGTGCTGCGTCTACTGCGGAATCGCCCAACGACGGCAACGCCGCTGGGGGCGCCTGATAGGCGGAGATCCCGAGCAGCGCAGCAAGCGCGGTGACGATGCGGCTCACCCGCTGACGATGCGGGCCTCACGTCACGCGAACACGCAACTACCGACCGACACCCACGCGGGCGTCAGGTGTCCATGCATCCTCGGGAATGCCGTAGATTTCATGCAGTCGACGCCTTGCCTCCGGACCTGGCTTCCCTTCGCCCGAAGCCCATCGAGACACACGTCCCTTGTGGACGGCGCAGCGTGCCGCGACGAAGGTCTCGGTGGTGCGCTGGAGCACTGCGAGAAGGGCGCGACGGCTGGGCGTCATGCCGTGGGCCATACGCGCACGAATCGAAGGTGTGTCGCGTATCCGTTGGGACCTGGCTCCATCACGTCGCCGTGTGTGAAGCAATAGCGCTTGCCCGACTCGCGCTCCGCGAACGACACGGCATCCCCGAGCAGCGCTTCTGTGCGCGAGGAAGGCCTCCACCTCGGCGATCGCGAGCCTTTGGATAGGTGGTAGAGCGGGCCGCAGTGGTCCCACTTGAGACGATCGACTTCGGATGGCGAAAGGACGTATCGCATCGTCATCTCCATGCGCTTTCGGCATCGTAGGGGTCCATCGCTTGCTCGCTCTCTTCGTGCTGCACATGCACATGGGCCACATGCCCGGTCGCGGTGCTCAGCTGCTGCGGCGCTGGTCCGGGCGCCTCAGGACGCGCGAAGCCAGGTCGAAGCCATGCAGGTTCCCACACAGCGAGAGCGACGGCGTCGTAGCGGTCGGGGGAGCGCTCAAGCAGTTTGCGAATCTCGTCCTTCGGCGTGACCTTCTGACGCTCGCGCGAGTCCACGACCCATCGCAGCGCGTGCAGCTCGGCCGCAAGCTTGACGTCTTCTGGAATCGCGCCTCCCTCGCGCATCCACGCTTCAACCGCGGCAGCGAGCTCGTCGCGCACGGTGCCGTATCGGTCGGGCTGGCGCACGGCCTTCTCGCCGCTTCGCACGCCAAGCAACAGGAACGGAGGCTCGGCGCCCACGGACTCATACGAGCCGAGGTGCGAACGAAGGGTGCCGTAGAGCTCGGCGCCGATCGATCCGCTGCGGTCGATGACGACGACGGGCCGCGTGTCCTTCGCGCGGTCTTCCGGCTCTTCCAGGTCCGCGATGAGCCCGAGGATTTGCACCTGATGCGCGTCGGCGGTGAGGCCTCGCATCGTGAGCAGCCGAAGCACCTGGAGCCCGCGGCGCGCGCAGATGGCGGTCTCGTCGCCCGTGCCCGTTGGGCCTGCGGGGTCGACGCCTACAAAGAGCCGGCCGCGGAACTTCCGGTCTGCGGCAAGCTCCATCTCGATCTCGTGCCACCGCTGCTCAGCGCTCACGATTGCGTGCACCGAGAAGATGCACCCGTCTTCGCTCTCGGCGTGCTCGCCCTTCACGCGGATGAGGTACTGCGGCGAGGTCTCGCCCCACTCGAGCTTCTTCTCTTCAATCCAATCGCGCTCAGCGAGGCCAGGCACAAGGCACTGACCTGTGATTGCGTTCGGCGTCTCCTCGCTTGAGACCGTGATCGTCTTGTAGAGATGCTTCTTCTTCGTGAACGCTTCGTAGTGCTCGCCGCTCGTTCGCGTTGGATTGCCGATGAGGAGGATGGAGGCACCGCCCGCCCTGTTTCCTTCAATCGCTTCGTAGATGACATCGGGCACGCCTGACGCCTCGTCGACGATGTAGAGCAAGTGCTTGCCCGATACACCAGCGACGGCCTCGGCCTCGCGCGCAGTGAAGCCAGTGATCTCGCGGAAGTCATCGCTTTTGAGCCCGGTGCGTGCGAGCTCGCCGCAGACAACGTGCACATCGTCGACGATGATCGTCGAGTGTGGGCACGGCCGCGGAATGCGGCGCCCGTCAGGGTCGGCCGCGATGCACACCAGGCAACGACCCGAGCGAGCAAGACGCATGCGCAGTTCGCGCCACAGAATCGCATCCACCTGGCGCGATGTCGTCGACGTCATGACGACGCGGGCGTCGGGGTAGCTGGCCCAATACCAAAGCGCGAGAGCGGCCGCGCACGAGCTCTTGCCGATCTTGTGACCCGAGCGCACCGCGACGCGTCGGTTGTCTCGCACCGCTTCGAGGATTTCGATCTGCTTGGCCCACGGCAAGAACCCGAGCACCTCGCGACAGAACGCTGCCGGGTCGTCGCGGAAGCGAGTCGATGGGAAGATGATGCGGGACTCGGCCGACACCATCGCAAGCAGCGCTTGCGCGAGGTCATCGGCAAACGTCACGGACTGCGCCGCGGCCCTCCGCTTCGCAACCTCGGTGGAGCGAGACGCGGTCATGCATTCGCCTGCTGAAGCGCATCGGCCACAGCTCGAGCGGCATCGGGGAAGGGCCGGAGGGCGTCGAGCATCGTGGCCCGTAGCCGTTTCCACGACGCGTGCTTCGTGATCGCCGCAGCTTCAAAGAGTGCATCTTGCGCCTCGATGCGCGCCTTCAGCGCGAGCGCCTTCGTCTTCGTGTCGCGAATGCGAGCGAGCTCGGACGGCAAGATGTCGCCCTCGGCATCAGCATCGAGGTCACCGAGCAACTGCGTGACCTCATCGAGGGTCGACGGGCGCCCCGATAACGTGACCGGCGGAAGCGGAGCCGAGGGCAACGGGGCCTTTGCCGGACGCGGTGACGGTCGGTCGACCGGCGTGCGCTCCCACGATTGCGCCGGAATGGCCGTCGCTCGCTCGATGGCCGCGCGCATCTCCGGGCCGGGGGTCTTCTGCCCGGTGCGCCAGTAGTTGACCGTCTGCCGAGACACGCCGATGCGCTCGGCCAGTTCGCCGGCTGAATGCGTCAGCGCCCGAAGCTGCCGTTGCCCTTCTGACTGCGGAGGTGACGCGGCAGGTGTCACAGGTGTCGCGGGTGCAGGTGACACCCCGTCGTCGTCCGGAGAGGCGTCCGCAGGTGCTCTCGTGCCTACATCACGCGCCATGCTGACACCCTCCCGATCGCGTGGAAGTTGGCCGGAGTATTTTCTCGCC